ATATAAATCTTCTACAGAACCTGCTTGTTCCATCTGACGATGAACTTCAGCTAGTCTTGAGTTAAGCTCTGCAAGAAAAGATTCCCACAGAGGCTTATCATTTACTAGAGGCTTTAGATTATGCATTACTGTACTGGGCCTTGTCCTGTGTTACCTGAGAAGCCCTGTTCTCCTGGCTGAGGGGCTGTACCAATACCGATGTTACCACCCCCGCCTCCAGCGGTATCCTGCACTCCTGGTGGCCCTCCTGCTCCCTGAGGTGCTTGTCCTGGTGGTGGTGCTGGTGGTGGGTTAGCTTCTTGGAACTTCTTAAGAATTTCCGCCTGTACAGCTGCGTCACCCATAGAGTTTACAAGCTTGTCTGGATCAAGGTCCATAGACTTAGCAATCTCACGAATAATATAATCCATCTTAGCAAATGGTGCTAGTACTGGATTCTGCACTACTTGCAGGAACTGCATGAGTCTTTGGCTACGTACTTCATTAGCCATCAAGCTTTCTGTGCCACGAGCCTTTACATCAAGGTCACCCTTAATTTCTGGGTCGTAGTCAAACTGCATATTAAAGTGGAAGAATGCTTTTGCCAGTGGGCCTAGAAGGTAGTCATCGACGTTCTTGATTACGTTCCTGATACTACCATTAGCTGCAGACATAAGCATAGATATACCAGAGGCTGTTCTACCTACACCAGACACACCTGTCTGCCCGTGAGCAAACGAAGGGAATCCGGTAGACTCATCCGCAAGCACACGAGCCTTGTCAAACATCTGCATGTTTTCATTAGATACGTTAGGAAACTTGGTACCGAAGATGGCTTGCCCAGGTGCACCCCCCTGACGACGAAAGACTTTACCTGGATACACACTTAGGTCTTGCCCAGGTACTAGATTAGTCTCGTCCACCTCAATCAACATATTACCAGACAATGCGGCATTATCAACAGCCATACGCATAAAGCCGTTCATCAATGTTTGAGTATCATCCATGTTCTCTGCAAGGCCTACACCAAACATAGAATATGGATTTACTTCGTATGGAACTGAGTAGTAAGGAATAATGGAAGGTGTAAATGGGTTAATAACAAGGCGAAGTACTTGCCCATTACATACCCAGATATTTACAGATACTTGATCCATATCTTCCAGATCTTCTGGAATCTCTACATCGTGACCTTCAAGTATCTCTGTGTCTACGTTACCCCAGAACTCCAGCACTTCGAACCGTTCTGCGCTAGCTTGATTAGAGTCGTCTTCCATGACTTGCTCCCACCACTCTTTGGTGTAGGATTCACCCATGCTTATCGCAGTATCAATAGAGTTCTTACGGAAAAATGGACGGTTTTTAAGTGCACGTAGTTGAGTACGAGACATCTTGTGACGTTCTACTACATATTCAGCTTCATCCATATTAGCTGCATCTGGATCTGGGTAAAAGTTCCAAATAGATACAGAAGATGTTTGAGGTACTGTTTTAAAAGTTGGAGAGTAATCACCACTGTCTGACCAGTCAGGGTACTCTTTGTCTACCGCAAAGGGGCCTTTCATAATACCTGTGCCAAACAGGGCGCATTCGAAAGCTGCTACACGTAATTGTTTGTTTGCATTAGATTCTTCCAGTTGATCATGGATTTTCTTTTCCATTTTCTTAGCTGAAATCATTGCGGGGTGAATAGTGATCTCAGTAGCAGTGTTACCTGTACCTTCTTTTAATTCACCCATTACAGGAGAGAGTTTATTCTCAAGTCCTGCAAGACGCTCACGTAGATCTGTAGCAGTTTCACCAGGGCGTAGCTTCATTTCCTCTGGAGAAAACTCAGCTTTAGCCTTTTTCATATCTGGATTAGATTCAAAGTTGACTGACTCTGCTACACCTTCTGGGAGAGAGGTAGGATCAATAGAGATGGGAAACTTATTATTGCCAAAGAGTACTTCCACAATTTGACCGTATGCTGCTAAAACTTTTGTCTTAGTAACCTTTACAAATACTTGAGATTTTTCAGTAGAAGTAAATTGCACATCAGACCCATACAGGCCTCGATAGTTACGATAAGCTTTTACCCAACGGTTTTCTTCAGTCTCACGTGCAGTGGAGGCTTTAGAATACCTTTCCTGTACTAAGGATACAACTGTACCAGCCTTAGGATCGGAGTAAGTACCTTCGTCCATGTCTTCAATAGCATTAGAACCCTCGGAGTCCATAGCCATTTCATTCTCAAAGAGTTCGTCTTCTTCCATATTACTTCCTAATAGCCAAAGGTTGGATCACTTACTTGAAACCCTGTATTTGAAGCTGGGTTGTAATCAAATAAACTACTTCTTGGTCTTGTCATTACACCATAACGTAGTGCATCGTATAGGTGATCTTCTGCATGTGTATCTACATCTTCAGGGTTATTTTTATCTAGGGGTATAGAGGGCAACTGAGAGATTAAGTTCTTGCAAGTATTAAAGATTACCATTCTGGGTTGTTCTGTAAACTCGTCCACTTGCAATCTTCGGTGAATTTCATTTTTACCAGAAACCCTAGAACCCTTAGACCTATCTGCTGGCCTCCATCTACATCCCTTAACAATCATTTGCTCTGCTAGAGATGGTCCAGTATCACCACGTTTATGCCAGAGGGAACTATCGAGTACACCATAACGTATTTTTTCTTCAGACTCAACATCTAAAATCATATCCGCAAGATCTGTAGCTAAAACTTTTTGTACGTACATCTCACGGTAAATAATTAATTGTTCATCAGGAGCTACTGCAATCCAAACTACGCCACTGTAAGATCCGTAGCCATAGTCAGCTGCCCTGAATCTTGCCCAACTAGAGGGTATATCAAAAGGCTCGATAACGTGTAGCTTCCTACTAAACTCTGGGAAAGCTGCACCTTCATTAATATCCCAATCTCCTTCGAGCAGTTGCCTTCTTTGATGCTCTGGTAAGGATAGCAAGTTAGCTTCATACATACCATCATCTGCAAGATAGGGATTGTCAAACAAAGTGGCAGGAATAAATCTTCTTTTAAATAGTGGCTCACCCTCTCTTGAGTGACCTTTTGGCCAGGTGATAGTTTCACCACTGTCTGTATCTGTCGCCCAGAAAGCTTCTCTAGGTGTGCCAGGATCAATAAAAGTCTTCTTAACCCACTGATGTCCTGGGCCTCCGGGGTTAGTAGTAGCCCTCATATAGAGGGGTAGTCCACTGCTTGAGGTAGAACGTAGACGTGACCTCATGTAGTTCCAAGGATAAGGAGATGACCACTGAGTAAGTTCATCAAAACCAATCCAGTTAAATGCTTGACCCTGGTACCTCATAACGTCATCGTCACGATCAAGATACGACATCCAGAGTGTAGCACCACTTGGTGCAATCCAAGTCTTATCTCTTTCCATAAACTTGATACCTGGAATAGCCCGTGGGTATAACTGTTTAGATACTGAGATAAGTTCCCTAAGTTCTTCTGTACTACGACGAACAAGCAACATCTGTGCATTAGGGTTATTCAGATACCTTACTGGATCTGCAACCATTGCGTAAGACTTGCCGCCGCCAGCAGAACCTCCGTAAAGAACTTCCTGCTCTGTAGAGGCTAGGAAATCTGTCTGTGGCCCTGGATTAGGCTCAAAGAGTATTTCCCTCTGAGCTTTTTGCACATCAATTGGCGGAGCTTTGACTTGTGCTGGTACTGTCTGTGACTGGTCTTCTTTTACCGAGTCTGTTGGCTTCGAGCTTCTCCGCTTTTTCTGCTGCCTCTTTGTACCTTTGGGCATAGAAACGCTGGATTGCAGCTGCTGTCTTACGTTTTTGCTCAATCTTAACCCTCTTAAACAAACCTACATGGGAGACACTTCTACCAGAGACTTCACTTAACCAGGCAGCTACCTCACGATAGCTGTACTGATTTAAATGCTTCTTAGCTTGTTCAAAAAGCTCAAGTTCTTCTGGGATTGGTTGCAGTATATCAGGATCATCTGGGTCTTGTCTATACCCAAAGGGAATAAATCTCCCAATCCTTACTAACGGTACCCATTCCCACTCACCATCAACTTTTTCAGGTTTAGGTAATTTCCAAGTTTTAGTTTTCATTTTCTTTTGGAGGCAAGATAAACAAAGGACTATCTGTTTTTACTTCAACTTTTTCAGTCTTAACAAAACCAGCACGATCCATAAAGTCTTTTGCTGCTGCCATCTTCTCTTTGTTGCCCAAATCTGTGGGTGATCTCATTACTTGCATCATAGCCCAGGCTGCTGCAGGACCACGAGTTGCGATGAAGTCTCTAGTTCTTTCTGCTACTTCGTCTTTTAACGTTGACATAATAGTAGTCGAGGACGTACCTTCGGCATACCCTGCAAGCTTAAGAGCTTTTACAGGGTTGCCTTCGGCCTCTTCAAACAAGGCATCCAAGAACGCCTGTTGTTTTTCAGTTAGGTTACGAGCCATAAACTTTCTGCCTAATTTCTGCTCGGCTTATTCCCATATCCTTTAACTCTCTTGCAGTTAAGTTATTTAGAATATAGTAGTCTGCTCTGCGCTGTTGTGCCTCTTGAAAAGATCTAAGGGCTTTTTTGAGTAGTTTAATCATATTCATCTCCATAAAGTCTGCCGCAACATGCGGCTTATGGAGAGTGTTATACCATACCTAGTTATAACATAGTACTTACATTATTGCAACCCCGCTATTACCCTACTGGGATGAAGGTCTCTGTTACCGTAAGGATAGTGTCGATATGCCCAGCAGAAACAGGGATGTTTTGTATCTTGTCACCCGGCTGCAGTACTAGGTCGATGTCGGAAAAGGTAACGTAATCACCTGCATTTAAACTCTTACCTGAAAGAAAGTGAGACGTG